GCTAGTATACCAATTAATTGAATGACATCAGAAGGTGTTAAAGACATAAAAATACCTCACTTATATATTTACTCGGACGCCGCAACGTCCTGTAAGAAGAGTATACGACTGAAAAGCAGAAAAAGGCAAGATTTAATACACAGAATACAGAGGGAGGAAAGAACGTGACAAAGGAAGAATCACTCAGACTTGAGAAAATCCTCAAGAAAATAGACGAAGCAGATGAGACAAACTGCAGAAAAGATGAAGAATACAATGAATTTTGCGCGAATATCAGAGAGGACTGGAATGAGGAACAGTATCAGAAGCTCAAGAGAGAAAAAAACCTCACAGAGGCAGCATACTTTGCAAGCCTCATTGAGCTCAAGGCAGAAGTGAAGTGCATGCTGAATCAATAAAAAATATATCCGGGCTTGCCGGAGCACCGCAAAACTACCCATATACAACAAATCCTCTTGTGAACCATAATAAATCCATTTCGTGCGGTGCTCCGGCAAGCCCGGGGAGAGGAACAAAAATGACAGATTACGAAAAAGAAAAGACAGAAGAAAAATACTGGTGGATTTCTCTTCTGCCGTCAATAGCATCAATCATTATATCAGTGATTGTAATTTTGAACAAATAAGGAGAAAGGAAAATGAAGACAATGATAGACCTCTTCTATGAGACATTCAGTCCAAGACAGAAGCGGCACCATCTCTCAATGGCACTCAAAGAAAAACCCGGTGAGCACACAATCAGGATTTTGCAGAATGGCCGGGAAATAATCAGAGCCACAGGAGACGAGAGAGAGCAGGCATTTCAGATGGCGACAAGAGACTTAGCAAGAAGATTTCCAGCGAAAGGAAGGTAATGAAGATGGAAAGAGCAGATTTTAAACTCAAAGAAGTAACAAGCAGAATAGGCCCGGCAGCTTACGTGGAAGTGTACAGATCCACGAATAGGGATGCAGAGCTTTTGTTTAAAGGCATAAGAGTCAGGGCACAGGATAAGATAGAGGACTTTGATTCACTCGGGGTGAAATTTATTGAGACGATTGACAAGCCAAGACTCGGAATGAGGATTTGGGTATATTAGGAGGTCGCTTATGGAAAACAAACTTAAAGAGGCACTCAAAAAACTCGGAATTGAAACAGCAGAACAGTTAAACGCTGCCATCAAGGCAGAGAAGCCACTCGATATCGGCATCATGACATCAGAGGTGGCAAAACAACAGCAAGCAGCATCATAAGGAGAAAAACCATGAAATTATTTAAGAAGCACACGGCAGGAATGAAAAAGTATAAGGAATTTAAGAAGTGCATCGGCATGATCGGAAAGATTGAGGAGAGCGCAGATGCAAAGGAAGCTGCACTCACAGCCGGCTACATAATCGGAGTAGTGAAGGAGAAACACGATAAGAGACTCATCACCGACAGCATGTTCGAGACATTGAAGGAGCTGACAGATATCATGCTTCAGGATGTGGATGAGCGCATGGAGAGCGACACACCATATGTCATGCAGATTGAGGCATAAAAAAGTCCGGTCGGGAAAATCTGATTTCCTGACCGGACTATGCGTGAAAAAAACAACAATAAAAGAAAAAACCATAAAAATATTATAACACATTAAGAGGAAAAATCCATATGCCTAAATATACAAAATATCTTGAATTTTCACAAAAAGAGCGCACTGCCATAAGAGAGCGTGACAATTATCGGTGCATATTCTGCCAGATAGGCTATGAGATGCCACCGGCAGCAGTTCCTGAGATGGACATAACAGATATTATGCACTACATACCACGCTCTTCAATGGGGCTTGGTATCAGACAAAACGGAGCAGTCGGATGCCGGTACCACCATCACATGTTAGACAATGGCAGCGGTGGAAATAGAAAAGAGATGCTCGGCATGTTCAGAGCATATCTGGACGAGTTTTATCCGGCAAAGTCAGCAGAGGAAATAGTAACAGAGGGACGAATACTTCATCATTGTGTCGGAGGAAACAATTACTTGAGGAAACACAATCAGGGAGAGACGTACATACTTTTTCTGAGGTTCAAGGACACACCAAATATGCAGTACGTCACTGTCGAGATTGATTCCGAAGTACCGAACATACTGCAGTGGTACGGAGCCCACGACAAGAAACCTGATCAGGAGAACATACAGAAGTGGCTCAACAGCTATATACGAATGCTTGTGACAGGAACACTGAGGACAGCAGATATGCCGGCAATGGCTATAGCATATTCAGCATAGGAGAAAAACATGATTTTTATAAATTCACCATTCACGATTCTGGATGAGGCTTTTCGGGGCCTTTATCCAGACAAGAAATACAAAGCCTGCATTGAGCCGAACATAAAAGACGATGAAGGAAATCGAGCGTTCGGGTTCACACAGTTCAACAAAGGAGAAATACCGGTCATCGCAATCAGCGCAGAATTGAGCATCACGGATGCGACGGAGATATTCGCACATGAACTGGCTCATGTAGCAGCAGGCGAGGAAGCAGGTCACGGAGAAAGATGGGACGAGGAGTTCCAGAAGATATTTAATGAGTACAACCGGATAGGCAGGGAAAGGTTCGGAGAAGACAGAAAAGAGGAGGACATATGGAATACGTGCAGATGACACTCGATGACTGGGTGCAGATGAAACAGAAACTGAGGCAGGAGCTTATAGGAGTGAAGCAGAGCTTCGTGAGAATAGGCTATGCGCTCAGACAGATTGACGACCAAAGGCTTTATGAGAATGACGGCTACAAGAGTATAGCAGAATTTGCCAAGGCTGAGTATGGACTTGAGGCATCCACAACAAGCCGATTTATGAGCATAAACCGTGAATACTCGATTGACGGATATTCAGAACACTTGAGACCGGAGTATACGGACCTTGGAAGGAGCCAGCTTGAGGAGATGCTCAAGCTCCCCGACTCTGACAGGCAGATGATACAGCCCGAAGCATCAAGAGAGGATATCAGAGAGCTAAAGAGATTCAATAAGACCGAGCCTGCAGCAGGTGTGGCAGATGACATAAGTCAGTTGATAGAGAAATTCTTTGAGGACAACAAGGATATCCTCAATGAGGTGTACTCAAACGAGTTTGATGAGGAATCAATAAACCGCTTTGCGGAAATCGTAAATCCGGCCGGAAACCGTTCATTCAAAAAAGGTCTTTACTTTATGATGATGTACGAGAATCGCGTCACAATCAAGAAGTTTGGAGACACACCAAAAAATATGACGTGGTGGGAGTTCTACCAGGTTATGCGCTCCATCTTTGATGAGGATGCAGCAGACGCCAGAACGTGGCAGAACCATTTTGGAGGAGACGATGAAGCACAGGAAAATGAGCCGACAGGAGAGCATACTACAGCAGAAACTCCTGAGTCAGAGGATGACAATGCAGCAGTTGGAGAAGCTGGCACTGATGAGGTCGAAGAGACTGAATCGGGAAGCGTGGCAGATAATGAGCCGGCTCCTGGAGCAGGAGAAGAGCAAAAGGATGATTCCACCGACGGAGATACAGACTGCAGAGAGGATAATAGAGAGCCTGCAGACAGGCCCGAGGAACAGACAGGAGAAAAGAGCCTTGCAGAACAAATTGCGCCGGCGCAAAAATCCCCACAAATCCTTGAAAAATCAGAGCCTGAGAGCATCGAAAAGGAAGAAAATGAAGCCCAAAACATAGAAGAAAATGAGCCGGAGACAGAGAACGAAAAGCCGGAGATAGAGGTTATAGAAGCTTATAAGACGAGAAAAGAGTACATGAACACCCTTACAGAGCAGGAAATGGCTGATTACATAACAGAAGAACACCATAGCGGCCGCTTGCTGGCATCAGACTTAATTTTTCCGGAGAAAATCAGACAATGGCTCAGCGGCAAGGTTGACAGATATGGAAAACCACAAAGTTAGGAGGAATAATAATGTTTATAGATTGTACAAAGTTAGAAAAAATCTTAAAAGCTGATTACAAATCATGGGGCGTCAAGTTCGGTCTCACAGAGAAAGGCATGTACATCTTAAACGGTACCGGCTGGATGGTGGAAGCTGACAAAGCAAAAATCACAAAAGAATTTTTAGGTACCGTAATCAAAACCTGCGGTCTTGCACCGGAAAAGGGCGAGTTCATGACATACCAGAAAGGACACGACCCACAGTTCGAGACCGAAAGAGAACCTCTCCTGTGGGACATGGCAGGCGACACAAAGGAAGCACTAATCTCACCGATTAAGATCATGCAGAACGATAACATGATGACGGTAGTAAAGACACCGGGCGGAGCACGCCTCATCAACGATGCACGCTTAGCCATGGTCAACCCAGATAAGTGCCGTGATGACGAAAATCCACCAAGCACCTTCGCAGTGCACGGAGACTGGCTCGTGTCATGCAATGACGAGATGGCAGTCGGGATATGCTTCACGAGTCCAGCCTACAAGCCGGAGCTTGAGGTCTTAAGGCTCCTCTCTGGAGTAGATTTTCACTGGATAGAGACACCATATTACGAGCTTTAGGTTGAAACACCTGCGAAAGCGAAAGAAACCGGGCATGCGAATTAATTTATATCACGAAAACTGATTTGTAAGCCATTTATACACAAGGGAGCCTTTACCCCCAGCTCCCTTTACCTAATGTTAAGAGGAAAGACGATGAATGAAGAATTAAAGCCATGCCCGTTTTGTGGTGGAAAAGCTGAAATAAATTATGAACGGATTCCGGGAGAAGATAAAGGATTTTGGGCGCAGATTATCTGCAACAATTGTCACGGAAGAAGTGGGGGAACATGGGCGGGTTCTTATAATGCCGCAGAGAGAGCAGAAATCAAAGCTTGGAACAGGAGGGCGAACGATGAGATTGATTGATGCAACGATTCAGCCAATGTTTTTGGTTGAATATATTTTGGAACGTAAAGATACTTTTGCTCGTGTACTGGAGAAAGGGGATAATGATTATCTTTTTGGGCTATTAATGGATTATTTCAATGAACAGCCGACTGCATATGATGTAGATGTGGTTGTAAGCGAGTTGGGCAGGGCAAGCGGTATTGCACGACCTGTAGGGTGGAGCCATAAAAAAGAGATTGTTGAACTTAAAACTGCAATCGAGATTGTAAAGGCAGGTGGAATAGATGGCAACTAAACCGATTTTATTCAATACCGAGATGGTCCGGGCGATTCTGGATGGAAGGAAGAGTTGCACACGTAGACTTGTAAAGCCGGAACCGCAAGGATATTTTGAAGTAAGTGAAGAACCACTGTATATATATGATACAGACGGAAATCAAGGCAAAATTACACCGTCATATCAGCCAGGCGATATTCTGTACGTCAGAGAAGCGTTTGCATGGCAGCCGTGCTGGGATTGCGGAATGGATACTGAACAGGGAGCATGCACCGGCCATATATATCATAGTGAGAAAAAAGAATATGGATGTTATATGTACCGAGCTTCATGTGAGGACAATGAGTATCCATCAGTAGATACATGGCATCCGTCCATCCACATGCCGAAAGAAGCGACTAGAATCTGGCTGAAGGTCACGGATGTGAGAGTGGAGCGGTTGCAAGATATGGGCAAGATGGATGCTGTAAAGGAAGGTATAGATACAAGACTATGCATTAATTTAAAACATGCGTTAGCAAAGTTTAAGAAATTATGGAACAGCACCATCAAGAAATCCGACCTTAACTGCTACGGTTGGGATGTGAATCCGTGGGTGTGGGTTATTGAGTTTGAGCTGTGTGAAAAACCGAATTAAGAAAGTGAGGAATAATATGTCAGGAATAGATTTTATAGTATATGGAATTCTTTTAACGATTGTTCTACTCGGAACTACAGAGTTTGTGCTCGGACTGATATTGATTAGAGAATACGATAAGATTCAGGAAGAAAAGAAACAACAAAATGAACAGAAATGAATGCATAAACTGCAAGTACTACGAAAAATGCGGCAAACCAAGCAGACCGATAAAGTGCATGGGATATGAACCAAAGGAGGCAGCAGTTGAAGAGCAGAACACTGAGTGATATGAAACCGATAAAACCCCAGAAATGTAAATTTGATTCTATCGACTGCACACCGACCTGCAAATATTACAAGACATGTATACACAGCTTGCACAAGCAGGCTGTGTCTCTACATATATAGAGGAAAGGAAAAAACATGAAAAGAAACATAACCGATACAATATGGAAAGACTGGGAACAAACGTGCGAGAAATTAAAGAAGCACGAGACAGCTCTCAAGCACATCACCCTGACAACAGACAAAAAGCTCCTGTATCAGGCCGAATACAACAGAAAGATAAGAGCGGCACAGAGGCAGCAGTAAACCCATAATATAGTAGATAAAAATTCTTTATCGTCCTTGTAATGGGTATTAACATATGAGGGATTTTTATATTTAAGAGTACACAGTATGAGAAGACATGACAACTACGACTACGAAGAGGCTTTCAAAAAATACATAGATGACACCGAAGAGGAGAGGCTTGAGAAGCTCCTCAGAGAGGGCAAGGTAAACTGCCTGTACAGAACAGCCACCACGAAGTGCACCAACATAAAGTCACAGACCACTCTTCTTGAAGCCCAGATATACCCAAGCTATCCAAGGCTCAGTGACATGCCGAAGACCAAGAAGAGACCATCAAGTATAGCCCAAAGAAACCTAAACGATAAAAATGCAAGGCGGTATTTAATTAGGCTTGGAAACATTAACTTTGGAAAAGGCGACTTATGGTGCACGTTCGGGTGGAACGATGACAAGCTTCCGGCGGATGAAGAGAGGGCCAGAAAAGATATCAAGAATTTTATTGCAAAGATAAATTACCGGAGAAAAAGAAAAAGACTTGGAAACATCAAGTACATATACGTGCTCGCATTTGATGGATATGTGAGACCACATTTCCACATTCTCATGACCGGAGACGGCATGGACAGAGACGAACTGGAATCGCTCTGGAAGAAATGCGACAGACCAAACACACGAAGAATATCACCTGATGATGATTTCCTCATCACAGGTTTAGGAGAATATATATCAAGAAATCCACACGGTACTAAGCGGTGGGTGAGCTCGAGGAATCTAAAGAAGCCACCGGAGCCAACAAAGAGCTACAGCAAGTTTAAGAAGCGCCGTGTTGAGAGGATGGCCAAAGACCACACAGTATTAGAGACAGAACTCACGAAAGCATATCCGGGTTACAAGTTCCTGGATGCAGAGGTTAAGTACAACGGTATCAATGCAGCGTTTTATATCTACGCTCGCATGGTTCGGAATTGAGGAGTGACAAATGACGAAGAAAGAATTAACAAGCGTATATTATATCAAAAAAGAAATCAAGATGTGGGAAGAACAACTGGAGCTGATTGAAAGCAAAGCGGAAGGAAAAGCGATGCAGATTACAGGCTTGCCATTCACTCCGGGAACTGGAAGCAGTGACCAGATGGCAGACTTGGCAATTAAGGCTGTGAGTGTAAGAGAGCTGATTGAAGCCAAGAAGAGAAAGCTCAATCAGCAGCAGGACAGAATTATCTCATGGATTATATCAATAGACGACACAGTCGTTCGACAGATTATGTTGTATCGTCATGTCAGGTGCTATTCCTGGAACACAGTGGCACAGAAGATAGGCATTACAGCCGAGAGCGCGCGAAAGCAACATGACAGATATCTGCAGCAGTCTCAGAAAGAAAATAAATAAAGTTGTCCGTTTTGTCCGTTTGATGTGTGATATAGTGTAAGCATAAAGGATTGGCAAAAGGGCCGGTCCTTTTTATTTTGGAATAATGACAGATACAGAAGCAAAGAAGTTTTATGACAGTAAGGCATGGCAAACCAAAAGAATAGAGATATTAAAGCGGGATCGCTTTGAGTGTCAGGACTGCAGGGCAAGAATCCAAAAGGCTGTGGCAAAAGGAAAATGGCTGCCTGAGAAAGAAAAGAAGATAGCAAGGGCGGAGCAGGTACATCACATACAGGAACTGAAGGAGCATCCAGAGCTTGCACTGGACAATGATAATCTTATTAGTCTGTGCGTTCGTTGTCACAACATCAGACATGGCAGAGTGCCTCACAAGTTTAAAAGAAAAAAGAAACTTGTGAGCCGGGAGCGTTGGTAATACCCCCCCGGTCAATTTTTGTGAAATTTTCGCGAATGGCGAACGGGCATGTGGGCATGACTCCGGAAAAATTTTGAAATCTCGCGTGAAAAGGGCAAGGGGTACCAATTTCAAAAATTACTTTAAGAAGAATTTTTTCGAAGAACACAAAAATACAGTTATTTTTTTAATGAAAACCGTTAAAAAATATGCAAATTATACACAAAAAACAGACATATTTTGAGAAAAAGGGAGGTGAGCGGATTGACAAAAACGGAAATAAGAGATTCTCTGGTCAAGCAGTTGGAGCTTCGGGGAATGAATGCAGAGTTTTACAAAGACATGATTGACGATTATGTATATTACTGGTCACTGAAAAAGAAGCTGATTAGTGACATCAAGTCTAAAGGGCTCAGATACAAGACTATTAACGGAAACGGAGTTGAAGTCGAGAAAACAAATGATTCTGTTGTCAATCTGCAAAAAACAACAGCAACTATGCTCAAGATTTTAGCTGATCTGAGACTCAAGGATCCGGTACCTGAACCGGAAAAAGCAACAGATGGTTATCTGTAAGGAAATTGATGATTATCTCAAATATGTCAAAGAACATCCGAAGTGGATAAATAAAAAGCGAAAACAGCTTATCAAGAACATTGTAAAGCCATTACTTAAGCGGAATGATATTTTTTTCGATAAAGAGACCTATGAGAATTGTCTCGAATACTGCAAAGTAAATTATTATGAGCTTTTTCCATACCAAAAGTTTATATACGCGTTTGTATTCATGTACAAAGACGATATTCCGGTATTCCCAAAGTTTTTCATCAAAGAAGGGCGTGGAAATGGAAAGGACGGCTTCATTGTTCCCTTGGCAAATTTTATGCAGACACCTCTGTATGGTGTCAGAAATTATCATGTTGAGATTGTGGCAAACTCAGAAGATCAGGTCAAGGACACTTTTAAGGTTGCCTATGACATGCTCCACGAAAATGCAAAGTTCAAAGGAAAATTTTCAGTAACAAAGGAGCTGATTACGAACCTTGCAACAGGCTCTGAAATGAAATATAACACTTCAAATGCCAAAACCAAAGACGGCAAGCGAACCGGATGCCTGGTGCTCAATGAGATTCATGCTTACGAGAATTATGATCAGATAAATGTGTTTGAGTCTTCATTCGGAAAAGTCAAACATTCCAGAGAGTTTATTATCACCACAGACGGCTACGTCAGAGACGGTCCGTTGGATGAGATTTCATCAATGTGCGCTGAAATCCTTGAGACCGGTGAAAATCCACTGGGATATTTTCCATTCATTTGCGAAATTGACAGCATGAAAGAAGTTGATATTCCTGATGCATGGCACAAAGCCAACCCATCAATGGAGTATATGCCGATTCTGGCCAATCAGATAATGCACGATTATCTTGAAATGAAAAAGATACCGTCAAAGAGACCGGAATTTATCACTAAGCGTATGGACAAGGCTGCCAGAAGAGAAGAGGAAACGGTCACAACATGGCTGAATGTACTGCGTGCATGTTATGAGGGCAGTACGACAGAGGAATTAGAACTGAAAAAGCCAAGACTGACAATCGATACAAAAGGGCAGCCGGCTGTAATTGGAATCGATTATGCTGACATAAGGGACTTTGCATCGGCGGGAGTTTTGACAAAAACTGAATCAGGAGAATATATATGGCGACAGCACACATGGATTTGTGCGGAATCGCCTTTTTTAGACTCCATCAAGTTCCCGCTTAAGAACATAGGGCAGACCGAATTTAATGATTTCGAGGTGGTACCGGGACCTGTAATCGATGTGAATAGCATAGTTGATTGGTGCATGGAAAGATGCGCTGAATATGATGTCAAGAAGATAGCAATGGATACATACCGTTACACTCTGTTTAAGATGGCATTCGAAGAACGGGGACTTACGATTGAGAATCGTAAGAATCCGAACGGTGTAGTCCGGCTGATCCGGAAGATTACATCAGCAACCGGAATAATTGCACCATTTATCCAGTCCATGTTCAGTCAGGGTATGATTAATTTTGGAGCATCAGCAATAATGCGTTGGTACACCAACAACACAAGTGTTACCGAAGATAAATTTGGCAATAAGATGTTTGGAAAGGTAGAACCGAAGCTTAGGAAAAATGATGGGTTCATGGCTTTTGATGTTGCAATGTTCTGCAAAGATGAGCTGGAGGCTCAAATAATATACATTTAGGAGGCAGCAATGTTTGATTTTCTGTTTCAAAAAAAGAATAAAGAGATGCAGTCTATGGCAGAGGTTATTGCGCTTGACTTGGAAAAGCTTAATCTGTCAAAACTGGCAATTGAAAAAGCTGTGATGATGATTGCAAGAGCAATTGCAAAGTCGGACATAATAGTTCAGACAGACAGCACACAGAAAAGCAGTATAGAGTACAGACTCAATGTAATGCCAAATGACCATGAGTGTGGCACCTATTTCTGGACAAGGATTATAAGAGAACTGTTATGGACACAGGAAGCGCTTATCATCCCGATGAACGGCAAATATTACAAAGCGTCTGCATGGCAAGTGTCAAACAGTGTGCTGTCAGAGCGCACATACAGCAACATAACGCTTGAATGTGCAGGAGAACAGTATGGTTTATACAAAAAATTTATGTCATCAGAGGTGATCCACTTACGGTACGACAATGCAAAGATAAGAGTATATCTGGAGTCCGTTGTGAATCAATACAACAATACGCTCAATGCAATTAATTACATGATTCGTCTATCAAATCAGCCAAAATTTAAACTGAAGCTGGGCACAGCACAGTCCTTCCGGGAAAAGCAGGCTGATGGAACTGACAAGATAGTCACCAAGGACATGTATGCAGAGAAAATCAAGAGAATGCTTGAGAGCGAAGATCTGACGGTAATGACAGAGTCGGAAGGTGTCTCACTTGAAAATATACAGATAAATGCGAGCGCAAAAGCGGAGGAGCTTGCCAAGGTTGCCTTGGCCATAAACAACGAAGCAGCCAATGCCTTTGACATTCCGGAAGCAGTATTTAATGGCAATATCACAGAGAAGTCAGATGCCACCAATGAATTTATCACCTATGCTGTCGGCCCGGTTGCGGAAGTTATAAACGATACGCTGACTGCCTACATAGTCGGTAAAGATGATTACAGCAGGAAAAATGAAAAGGTAATGGTATGGCTGGCTCGATTTAAGCATGTGGATGTTGTAGACAGTGCTGTAAATTTGGATAAGTTGCGCGGAATCGGATTTAGTTATGATGAGCTGCGTGAAATGGTAGGTTATCCATTACTTAATACAGATTTCAGTCAGGCGAGAGCGCTGACCAAAAACTATGCAGAGGAGGGACAGAATGAGAAAACAGAAGAACTTATTTAGATGATGAGGAGGTGATCCAATATCTCGGAGCTGTCCGTCAAACAGCATAAAATTTAAAGAAAGGAAATAGGACATGGAACAGAAAAATGTAATCTACAGGTTCCAGCAGACGGATAATATTCATGAGATTTTTATTTTTGATGAAATAAGAAAAACAGGTCCGTTCAACTGGGACACATGGCAGTACGAAGATTCTGAGACGTCAGCAAAGCATTTTAAGGAGCTTCTGGATGCAATCCCGGAGAACGATGAGATTAAGATTTACTTTAATTCCAATGGCGGAAGCGTCGATCAGGGAACCGCGATTTATAATATGCTGCAGCAGCATGGATCTTATAAAACAGGAATTGTAATGGGCGGATGCCATTCGATAGCCTTTACGATCTTGCAGGCATGCGATAAGCGCATTATGGGGCAGGGTACGACAGCAATCATTCATGACATGTGGGAGACGGTAAGCGGAAATGCTGCAGACCTGAGAGCAGAAGCGGACAATCTGGATGTCGCTATGGATAGCTGTGTAGCACTGTTTATGCAGCGGGCAAAAATTTCCGAGGATGAGCTGCGGGAGATGATGCATAAGACAACAACGTTGTCCCCACAGATGGCCTTGGAATATGGCCTGATTGATGAAATCGGGGTAGCACCAAAAGAAGAAACAGCATCGGATGTAAAATTGCAGGAGGTGCTGAAAGAAAATGAAATGCTGCAGCAGCGGCTAAAGAATCGTACAGAGCATCAGAAACAGCTGGCAGAGTTCTATCAGCTTACACACAAAAAAGAACCAGAAACAGACTGCACCGGTTGGGGTGCTTTTTTTAATCAGGAGGGAAAATGAAGGTAGAAGATTTAAACCAGGAAGTAAAAGACAAGGTAATGCAGCTTTTAAATGATGCACCGCCAGAGAAAAAATCAGAAGCAATTATGCAGTCAATCAAGATGATGCAGGAAGCTATGCATGAAGATCTGATCAATCAGGTTGTAGCAGAGGCAGAGCGTGCGAGCCATGATGCCGACTTCAAGAAGCAGCTCGGACTCCGTAACCTTTCACAGGAAGAGAAAAACTTCTATGAAGGCTTCAAAGATATCAAGCAGTCAATCACGGCCAATCAGATTGATATCATTCCGACTGAAATCATTGACAGAACACTTGATGATGTCAAGAAAGCATCACCAATCCTTAATCTTGTCAACATGGCACCTGCCAATGTCAAGAAGTGGATTGTTGCATCACATACAGGTGCAGCAGTATGGGGAGCTCTTACAGACTCAGTTAAGGGCGAGCTGAGCACAGAGATTTCAGCACTTAACATTGACCTTCACATGCTCACCGCTTACTTAGTTATTCCAAAGGCAATCAGAGAGCTTTCGCTTGAGTTTGTTGACCGTTATTTTATGGCAATTTTGTCAGAAGCCATGCAGGATGGTCTTGTAAAGGGATATCTTGATGGAGATGGAAAGACAGGACCGATTGGTATTTTCCGTCAGATTGGAACATCAAACAGCGACGGTACCAACAAGGCTAAGACGGTTGTGACAAACATCACAAAATTCAGCCCTAAAGGACTTTCAGATGTGAGAAAGACTCTTACCAATAATGGTAAGCGTGTTGTAGACAAGCTGTATCTTATCTGTAATCCGTCAGACGAGGCAGAATATGTGGATCCATGCATGTATGGAGAGGCTCTGACAGGCGGCTATGTCAACAAGTCATTCATTGACATCGAGAAAATCGTAGATGCAAATTGTCCGAAGGGTAAGGCTGCATTTACAATTGCAGGATACTACACTATGGGAACAACAGGTGTGAGAGTCAATGAGTATGACCAGACAAAGGCTATGGAAAATGCAGATCTCATTATCGCATCATGTTATGCAAACGGCCGTGCCGTAGATGACAATGTTGCAGTTATCTTTGATGTAACTAAGCTGGAGGAGTATGTGCTCCCTGTAACACAGGCTACAATCGTTAAGGCTGGACAGGAATAATAAAAGAGAGGCAGTAATATGGAGAACACAGAACTGACAGCACTGGTATCAGAGATGAGGGCAGAATTCCAGATTCCGCCATATTACGAAGACAGTCAGCTTGCAAATCTTGCAAGAGAGGGTGAATGTACAGTCGGGAGCTTAAATCCCGGCTGCAATATCACAACAGATCTGACATATAGGATGCTGCTTAAAAATTACATGTATTATGCATATCATCATAGAGTCAGTGAGTTTATGGATAATTATTCAAGTATGATTTTAACGTGGCAGATGGAAACGGAGGTGGAAGTGGATGGCAATGCCTGAATATACAGATGGTGTGCTGGAACTTCTCAGGATAGAGGAGGATAATTTGCAGGACTTTCCGGTGGAAAAGGTAAGATCTACCGGGATGCATATCTGGTACAGGGAGCTTTCTGTATTTGATACAACACGAGCTAAGCTGTCTGCAGATGGAATAGAGGTTACAATGAAAATCAGTATTCCACAGTATAAGCAGGTCAACAGCAAGTGCATCTGTGTAATAGATGGAGCACAGCATGAGATATACAATGTGGCTCACGTGACCACTAAAGACGGTTTCAAAGAAACAGAACTGACACTTAAGACTCCGGCATATGACAGGGAGGTATATGATGACGAAACAGGAACTTAGTGAGATGTTACATGCCACTGGCTGTCCGGTCAATGAAGGAATATCTGATCTTGATAATGGAAAGAAGTTTCCGAGAATTGATTATTGGGAAATAGCATGGGATGATGTGATGGCATCAGGTGACAACTATGAAGATAAAATCACATGGCAGGTGAGCTTTTATTCTCGCACACCAAGAAATGAAAAGCTGATAATGCTGAGAGATATGATGCGCAAAAAGGGACTACACCCAACTATCCTGCATGAATTTATTACAGACGATAAAATTTGGCACTCGTATTTCTCGCTGGAGACAATGAATGAATGATATTACATTTGAAGATTCCGGAATGGAAGAATTTCAGGATATGCTTGGAAGCTATCTTTCAAAAGTGGACGAAAAAAGCGCTCTGGATGCAATAGAGGAGGGAGCAAAGGAGTTTGTTAACGACCTGTTGCGCCTGCCGAAGCCAAGAAGAAAGGTCACAGCTCCGGGATATACACATCTGGTTGACTCATTTAGTTATAAGCGTGATAAGACAGGAATAGATGTGGGATGGGGCAAGTATTACGGACCGATGCTTGAACATGGCACTAAAAAAATGAGCGCAAAAGCTCACTTGAAACCATTATTTGAACAGAACAAAGAAAGATACTATAAAAAGATGATAGCAGCATTGGATTTATAGAACAGGAGGCAATTATGGCAATTAAAACTAAGAGACCACCAATGAAGGAGACTGTAGGAGCTCAGTATCTGTGCTTCAATACAATGGATACAGATGGCAGGTGGACATCCACATTTGCGGAAGAGGTGGAGAAGACAGAAGTAGTTAAAAGTGTAAAAGTCACGGAAAATGGAGAACCAACTGATACATACGCGTCAGGAGCAGTGTATGACAGTGATATTACAACAACTTCAACAGATATCGAGGTGGAAATTGTTGCATTTCCGGCTGATACACTTGCAAAATTACGTGGTGACAATGTTGATACTGATGGTCTTATTCTTTCAGGTGGAAACAGACCACGACCATATTTTGCTTATGGTAAGGTGGTCAAATTAAGAAAAGGCGGATATAGATACGACTGGTATCCAAAGTGCAAGCTAAGTGAGAACTCTGATGATACATCAACATCTGAGGAGAAGGCAAACGAGCAGACAGATACAATCAAAATCAAAGCATATCCATTCAATGGGGATGGAGACATTGTTGCAAGGGTAGAGAGTGCATCTGCACCGGAAGGAATTACAGAGGATAAATTCTTCAGCAAGCCTATCCTGACCAAAGCAGATCTTGCAGCAGTATTGACCGCAACAGTAAAGGAAAATTAGACCTATGGACGAGAAAATCATAACCTTAACCGATGGCACAAAGCTGGAGGTTAAGGTTAATTTTATGACAATATATCTAATCCAGAAACATGGATTAGACAAAGTAATCAATAAAGAGGCATTATCAGAAGATGAGAACATGGAAGCGGCCGCAAAGCTGATTTATATTATTCTTCGGTCTAATGGTCTAAAGGTAGATGAAGACGAAGCACTCATTTTGACACCGATGGATCCAAAGGTCATAAGAGAGCTGTTTAACGAATTCGGCAAAAAGGTTGATAAATATAAAAAAAAAGAAGCCACAAAAAAGAATCAGCCACAGACCAGGAAGAGGAAAAAGAAGAAATCGAAATAAACTGGGCTGAATACATGGTAGCTGCAAGAATGATGGGTATGAGTGAAAATGAATTTTTTAACTCGGATCCCATTTTTTTTAATGAGTGCCTTGAAGTGTGGCAGGAGGTCGAGAAAAAGAAAGCGGGTATGATATATGGCAGACAGTGAAATGAAAGTTGTAGGGCTTAAATTAAAGGTAGACGGTACCGTAGACTTTAAGAAATCACTGACAGAAGTAAATAATGCTGTAAATGAAAACAGATCTGCCTTTAAGCTTGCCAAGTCGGAATGGGACAAGAGCACGTCATCAGCGGAGAAACTCAGGGCAACTCAGGAGTATTTACAAAATCAGACAGAAGCCTATACAGCTAAGGTTGACAGGCTCAACGAAATACTTAAAGCACAGGAGAATGCTGAAAAGAGAGACGAAGAGGCAATATCAAAGACAAGGCAGCAGTTGGATAATGCACAGGCTGCCCTAAATCACTACAAAAGTGGTCTAGAGGATGTAAACCAAAAGCTTGAAAGTGGTGCTGCAACATTAGAGGATTACTCCAAAAAGGTACAAAATTTTAGTGATGCGACCGGAAAAGTCGGCAGTTCATTAAACAAAAATGTTACTGCACCAATTGCAGCGGCAGGTGCCGGAATAATGGCAGCCTGGGAGCAGGTTGATGAAGGCATGGATATTATTGTCGAAAAAACCGGTGCGTCAGGAGATGCTCTTGAGGAAATGCAGACTTCTGCAAGAAACATAGCAAAGAGTATTCCGACAGATTTTGCAACGGCAGGAAGTGCGGTTGGAGAAGTCAATACAAGGTTTCATCTGACAGGACAGGAACTGGAGGATTTATCACAACAGTTTGTTAAGTTCGCTTCGCTTAATGATACTGACGTATCATCTTCGATTGATAACACCCAGAAGGTTATGGAGGCATTCAACCTCGAATCCAAGGATGCAGGGGCACTTCTTGATACCATGAATAAAGTAGGACAGGATACAGGTATATCTATGGACACACTTGCATCCTCAATGGTATCTAATTCAGCATCACTAAAGGAACTTGGTATGTCAGCTGCAGATGCCGCAACCTTCCTGGGACAGTGTGAGACGTCAGGTGTTGATACAAGTACGGTGATGGCTGGCCTAAAAAAAGCTCTTGTTAATGCATCCGGAGAAGGCAAATCTATGAAACAGGCTTTGTCAGATTTGCAAAGCACAATGTCAGGCGCAAATAATTCAACAGAAGCATACAATGCTGCCATTGATTTGTTTGGGGCAAAAGCAGGACCGGCACTGGCGCAATTCTGCCAGGATGGAAAACTGAATTTTGAAGAGCTAGGCAAATCATTGAATGACAATGTTGGAAGTGTCAGTGATACATTTAATGCAACACTGGATCCGGCAGATCAGTTCAAACTCACATTAAATCAGTTAAAGGATGAAGGGTTTGAACTTGGCAATGCATTAGGACCAATACTAGCACAATGTCTTCAGACAGTTACACCGATTCTTAAGGACATTATAAATTCATGGAATTCATTATCACCTGAAACACAGAATATGATCATCAAATGTGCTCTTCTTGCAGCAGCAGTTGGCCCTGTGATTTCTATTATAAGCAAGGTATCAGGAGGGGTTTCGTCACTAATTGGCATTATATCTAAAATTGCACCTGTATTGGGGCCTGTTAAAACTGGTTTTGCAGCAGTAAATGCAGTCATGGCCGCTAATCCAATACTTATAATTATTGCGGCAGTTGCGGCACTTATAGCCATTTTTGTAACGCTTTATAATAAGTGTGAATGGTTCAGAGATGGTGTAAATGCCATATTCGGAGCTGTAGCCGATTTTATCAAGGGAGCAATTGATAAGATTAAAGGATTCTTCGATTTCGATTGGAAATTACCAAAAATAAAGTTGCCTCATTTTAAAGCGAGTGGAGAGTGGTCACTATCCCCACTTAAGGTACCTAAATTTTCCGTGGATTGGTATGCGAACGGAGGAATCCTGAACAGTCCGACCATATTTGGTGCAAATGGAGATTCCCTGATGGGAGGGGGAGAGGCTGGAAAAGAGGCGGTACTTCCAATTAAACTGTTAAAGGACTACATCAGAGAAGAAAATGATGCAAATAATGCAACATTGGCCGCAATGATCGTTGAAGCATTCAAATCAATATCAATGACTGCGGAGAATAACATTTATATTGGAGATAAGAAGTCGATCACATTACTTACAAATCTCGTTCTTAAGCAGATGGCAAATAAGACATTAGCAACACAGGGGGCGAAAGGAAAATAATGCAGGACATACAATACAATGACATAAGAGGCTCTTCGCTTCAGATATTTGCCCGGGAGTTGATATCTATTCCTGCCGCTCAGCCGAATATGGAAGAGGTAAAACTATCAGGGCGGGATGGAACCATATATAAGTTTAATGGCACATATGCAGCAACACCAATAAAGATACCATTTAATTATATCGGAGCAGTAGACAGGTGGAATGATCGCTGGAGAATGGCAAAACAGTGGCTGTCAGAAAGAAATGCAAAACTTATTATATCTGATGATGTAGGCTTTTTTTATAAAATAACCTATGTTGAATTAGATGATAATGAGAGGACATCTGAGCGGATAGGCAATTTTACAGCGATATTTCACACACTGGATGGGCTTCAATATTCCGTAGATGGTGCAATGGAATATGACATAGAAGATGTTTGCTGGAATCCTTATATAGAGTGTCATCCGACATATAAGATCGCAGCAGAAGGTATGTGTACGCTTAAGATCAATGGAAAAACGATGACTGCTAATGTTGGTCAAAATCTGACCATAGATACAGATCGGATGATCGCGTATCGCGAGGATGGTACTTTGAATAATACCAAAGTGTCAGGAAATTATGAAGATATGTATCTACAGCCGGGAAACAACAAGATTGAATTTTACGGAGGAAATCTGAAAGTGATACCTAATTGGAGGTGCTTATGATCCAGATATATAACATTGAAAATACAAACTTTGATCAGAACGGAGATATGTCATTATTTCCTTCAAGTGCATCCGTTCATGCCGTATTGAATGGAACATGGGAGGTAACGCTTGAACATCCAAAGGATTCAGAAGACCGCTGGAAGTATATTAAAGAGGGAGCAGTTGTTAAGATGCCTTCCTTTAATGGAGAGCAGCTTTTCAGAATAACTCATAAGGAAAAAAGTGATTCAGGAATATCTGCTGATCTGCAGCCTATATTTATGGATGCGGCAGATGATTGTTTCCTTTTGGATGTCCGTCCAACTGACAAAACAGGGCAGCAGGCTCTTGATATCATGACTGCACCGAATAAAAAGTATACAGCCGAAACAGATATTACATCGACTGGAACTGCATATTACCAAAATAAAAATCTCATCGAAGCCATCAATGGTGACGATGAGAATTCTTTTGTTAAGAGATGGGGCGGTGAAATCGTATATGATAATTACAAAGCGATAATAAATCGTCATGCTGGCAGCGACAGAGGTGTTGAGATCCTTTACGGAAAAAACATTGCTGAGAACGGAATGAAAGAGGAGGTTGACCTAAGAAATGTGGTTACCCGGATCATTCCACAGGCATATAACGGATATCAGATAGATGGGGATGCTCCTTGGGTTGATTCCCCTCTTATAGACAAATATCCAACAGTCAAATATTCAACAATGAAATTTGAAGATGTAAAAATGAGAGCTGATGCACAGGAAGATGATGAATCGAAAGGTGTGATCATATGTGATACACCGGCACAACTGGAGGCTGCACTTATAAAACGCTGTCAGGAACAGTGGGAAGCTGGGGCAGACAAGCCTCAAGTAACTATATCTGTGGATATGGTAATGATTGAGGATACAGAGCTGTATGCCGATGTCAAGGGGCTTGTAGAAGTGTCTCTTGGTGATACCGTACATTGTAGAAACAATAATCTTGATATAGTTACAGATGCAAGAGTTACGGAATTAGAGTGGGATTGTGTGAATGACCGCATATTATCTGTATCGCTGGGCGATTATCAATTTGATTACATATCAAATCAGGTCAGTATTAATAACCGAATTGAGTGCGCAATAAGAGAAGATGGATCTGTGATCGGCTCTCAGGTGCAGGGAATACTGGATGCAGTGAAAACACAGTTTCATGCACTACGTGATGTAGCTCAAAAGCAGGATGTACGAGCCATGCTTTTTGAGGATTTAAACCCTGATTCACCTACGTTCGGAGCTATGTGTCTTGGCTCTATGGGATTTGAAATCGCATCAAAACGTACATCAGATGGAAAAGGCTGGATCTGGAGCACATTCGGAACAGGACAGGGATTTTTTGCTGATTACATAATTGCTGGGACAATGCTTGCTGATCGTATCTATGGAGGGACCCTTACATTAGGAGGCCGTGATAATAAGGCAGGGATTATGAAAATCCTGAATAGTTCTGGTGCGGTGATGACCACTCTCGATAAAGACGGAATCCTCACTAATGGAAGATACACTTGCGGAAGTGATGAATTTGGCCGAAGAGCAGAGATCTCAGAGGGTGAGATTAAGATCATGGACGAAAGTGGTAATACTGTCGGGAGAATTTTTGCAGTAAGTAATGATATTTTTAAAATCGGTACTGAAAATGCATTATTTAGAATGTTTAAGACTGGCGAGGTATATGTTGATTGCCAGTCATTCGGTGTAAACGGCTATAACGGATTTACCGGAACAGTAGAGTATTCTGATGGAACTTATGAGGATTATGTCGGAGGTCTACTCGTAGGAGGAAAATCGAAAGAGGGTGTTTATCCATGATTAGTAATAATAAATATTTGTCGCAGGGAGAGATGGAAAGCAATGCCAAAGAAATTTATACATATCTAAGCGATAAAGGCTGGACTCTCAATGCAATCTCAGGATTGCTTGGAAATATGCAGAGAGAATCAACCATTAATCCGGGATTGTGGCAAAGCCTTAAAGAGGGCAACTATTCGGGAGGGTATGGACTGGTGCAGTGGACTCCGGCAACCAAATATACAAACTGGGCGAAGGCTAATGGATATGAAATAGGAGATGGCACAGGACAGTTATACTGGATTGATCAGTTATCAGAGTCTACAGGTGAATGGCTTAAAACATCTGCGTATAATCTGACATGGTCTCAATTTAAAATCAGTACAGAGACACCGGAGTATCTTGCATCAGCTTACCTCAAGAACTTTGAGAGAGCCGGAGTGGAAGAGGAAGAGGCACGAAGACAATATGCGAGATCCTGGTATGATTTCCTTGAGTCAGGTGTAGAACCGGTCGGAAGATATATAGTTAGATTTATTCCTGCATAGGAAAGGAGATATTTGAATGCAGACTATCAAAAGAGACATATATGTTACAAAGAATGTGCTTCAGGCTCCAATAGAGGTAACTGAGGGCACAAATTCAATCGCATTAGAGTTTGATATAAAGGATTACACTATTCCGGGTACAGCGGCAGCAGTTGTGTACAGTATGTGTACAAGCACTATGGCTGGGCCTAATAAAGCCTTGGCAGAAGTGGATGGAAATACGATTACGATTATTCCTTCTGAGTCATTTTTTCATGCAGGGCAGAATGTTATGCAGATCAGAGTGATAGATGGTGACAGTAAGCTGATATCGTTCAACATAATTGTTAAATGTACTGGAAAAATGAGATTTGGTGATGAGGAAGAGGAAAAGCAGACTACACTTGTGGAACAATTGTTAAAAAGATTTGGCAACTACGAAGCAGAGCTTAAGGATGTGAGAAAAGGATTTGCAGGAGAGTCATACGATACAGCGGGGGAGGCTGTTAGAAAACAAATTGAAAGTGTCAATCAAAAAGTAGATAAAATAGAAACTATAAGTACCAAGGAAATTGATGCAATATAAGTTTTGAGACAAGAGGTGAAGTATGAGAAGAGGAACAACTCCAACAATCAAAATAAAATTAAAAGGTTGTGATATAAATAATTTGGAAAAAATATATGTAACCTTTAAACAGGGAAAATATGAGTTTGAGAAGTCCATGGATCAATTGAATACTTCGGATGAAACATTATTTATTAAATTATCTCAAGATGAAACACTGCAGCTTGATGCTATGAAGAATGTATTGATACAGGTCAGGGCAAAGACAAAAGATAAAAATGTAATTGCAAGCAATATCAAGTCAGTACCAGTTGAAGATATATTGAAAGAGGGGATGATATGACAGAAATTGAACTTGAAATGGAAAATGATACTGAATTAAGAATTGAATGTGAGCAAATATACATAATGGATGATTATGAACAGCTAAAAAACAAACCCCGCTTGAATGGAAAAGAAATATCAGGAGATATATATGAGACAGATCCAACCATACCAGAATGGGCTAAAGCGCAAAATAAACCATCATACACCCCGGAGGAGGTGAATGCAGTTAATAATGATAATGCTATTACCATTGAAGAAATAGAGGCTATATTTAATGGACTTTAGATAACAGAAAGGAGAACTATGGAAAATAAATATTTAAATCTTACAGGTGCGGTATACATCATTAGTAAAATTAAAACTCTATTGAGAGATAAAAGTGATAAAGGACACACACATTCAAAGGAAGAAATCGGATTAGGCAATGTTGAAAACAAATCATCACAAACTATCAGAGGAGAGCTTACAAGTGATAATGTAATAAAAGCACTTGGATATACACCACCGAAAGAAGATACAACGTATGCTGTTATGAAAGGTGCAACAGCTTCAGCAGCTGGAACGTCAGGATTGGTACCTGCACCGGCAGCTGGCGATCAGGGAAAGTATTTACGAGGGGATGGTACATATGGAACACCGACAAATACAACTTATTCTGATGCAACACAGACTGCACATGGTCTTATGTCAGTAAGTGATAAGAAAAAGCTTGATGGAATAGCAGAAGGTGCAAATAAGACAACAGTAGATAGTGAACTGAGTAACACTTCAACAAACCCGGTACAAAACAAGGCAGTACAGGCTGAGCTAGTTAAGAAAGCACCTATAGCGAGTCCGTCTTTTACTGGTACACCTAAAGTGCCAACAGCATCAGCTGGTACAAATAATACTCAGGCCGCATCAACAGCATTTGTAACATCGGCCATTTCAACAGCGATGGCCGGTATTACTAAATTGGATTTTCAAGTAGTGCAGACATTGCCATCAACAGGCGTTAAGGGAACGTTTTATTTAATTGCCAATTCTGGAAGTGGACAGAATGTGTATGATGAATATTTATGGATCAACAATAAGTATGAAAAATTAGGTACAAGAGAAATTGATCTAAGCAGCTATATAAAGCAGTCGGATATGGTTGCAATAACCAATAGTGAAATAGATGCGGCATTTGCATAGAAAGAAGGAGAAAAAATGGCAAAATATTTGGATCTTACAGGATTAAAGTATTTTATCACAAAGAGGATAGGAAAAACGGACATATCCAAGATAGGGGATGGAACGTGTACTGGAGCTATAAGTGCATTAAACCAGAGTTTAGGTAATGATAGATTTTATATCTTTTTAGGTGATAGCTATATGGGTGGATATAATCCGGATGGTGCAGCTTTTTCACCTACATTTATGGACTATATAATCGAATATACTGGAATAAAAAACTATAAAATAGCTAGTAAAGGTGGATGTTGCTTTGCTAATGCCGATAATGATTTTACAGCTTTATTAAAAACTGTAAATTTACCAAGTGGTATTAGTAATAATGATGTCACAGATATTGTTATATTTGGGGGATATAATGACTGGTCATGGAGTGCAAGTGATCTTGGAAGTGGCATGGATAAATTTAAAAATTATTATTTAGCAACTTATCCTAATGCAAAATTAAAAATAGGATATATCGGATGGGACACGCACGCTAATACATTTAGTAAGAGAATGACAAGCATAAGATTTTACGCACAAATGGCTAGTAAAATGAAAGGCAGTTATTTAAGCGGATTGGAATACGTGTTGCATAGTAAAAGTGACATGTGCAGTGACGGTAAACATCCCAATACAAATGGACATTTATTGTTAGGAAGATATTGCACAAGTGCTTTAATAAATGGCAGTGTTATACCTACTAGCGATGATTACATAACACATGCTATTCCAGAAGCAGGTTGGACAGCTTCACCTAATATTATAACTAATAGAGTAGGACAGCAATTAACAATAGAGATAGACAGTTATGTTTACAAACATGCTGGATTTCAAATGAACTGCAATGGTACAAATTATCCTTTGTTTAAATTATCAGATGGATTTGTAATTGGTAATGCAAATGAATCGACACGTGTTGCAGTACCAGTGGTTTTACGCTGCGTAGATAAAGCTTATAATTTTAAAAGCGTAACTGCTGAAATAATTATTGACGATGGTACTGTTAGCATACAAGTAGTAACTGTTGGTGAAGATAGCACTGGCGGTAACTATTGGGTAGGTGGCGTAGATAATATAAATGTGCCACGTATTACATTTACAATGAACGCGTTGACAAATTAAGAAATTATTTAATATGAGTAAATTATAGGAAGGAGCAAAAATGAGAAAAATTAAATGCACATGACGAAAGGAGAGACATCATGAAAGGAATTGACGTATCATCATACCAGGGCACAATAGACTGGGGCAAAGTTAAATGGGCTGGGGTACAGTTTGCTGTTTTGAAAATTATCAGAAAGGATCTAAACCCGGACAAGACCTTCGAGCAGAACTGGAAGGGCTGCACAGAAGCCGGAATGCCGATTCAGGGCGTATATAATTATTCGTACGCCACTACAGTAGAAAAGGCAAAGACGGATGCACAGAGAGTGATTGAGGTACTTGCCGGAAGAAAGACATTCGTATGGCTTGATGTAGAGGACAGATGCCAGCAAGGACTTGGACAGACCTTAATTGACATCATCAACACATATCAGTCCGAAATCAAGACGGCAGGGCTTGATTTCGGAGTGTACACTGGACTTAGCTTCTATAATACATACATCCTGCCATATGCTAATCAGATTAACTGCCCGTTCTGGATAGCTCGCTACCCATCCACTAAAGGAATGACAATCGGGGATGATCCGAACGATGCCAAGAAGCCGGCCATTGTGCACAGCCTGTATGGATGGCAGTATACCAGTGCATTCACCTGCTCAGGACTCAATAATAGTACGGATGCCAACCTCCTGTATGTGGAGCTTGGAACAAAAAACACAGCAGCAGCAAGTCAGCCTGCACCTGCACCAGTCAAGCCAAACAATGAGAGCTGGAAGGGCGACGATGATTACTACATAGAAAGCGAAGCTGTTAGAAAATGGCAGCACGCTATGAATGTAGGTTTTGACCTCAAAGGAGCTGATGCATTGAAAGAAGATGGCAAGTTTGGAGCCGATTCACAAGCGTTCGCAAAAAGACATAATTTATGGAGTGGCCAGAAACATTACTGTCCGACAGCAATAAAGTGGCTGAGAAGGACGCTGCATGATGTATATAGCTTTACTAAGCTAGATACAGACTATAAAGAATGGAGCGACTACCTCTCGAAATGTGTGATGGTATTCCAAAAAAATAGAGGACTGACACAGGATGCACGTGTCGGACTTCTCACAACATACAGGCTTTTGAAAGGATAAGGAAAAAATGATGAATGATATTACAAGATTTTTTATGACAACAGCAAGCAACAAAATTATGGAGATAGTAGTTATTTGCATAGTAATGGACACTATCTTCGGAGTATTACGAGCAATCAAGGAGAAAAAGTTCAATTCAAACTTTGGAATCAATGGAGCAATCAGAAAGGTCGGTATGTTGATTTCTCTTGTGCTCCTGGCGCTGGTCGACTCAATCATAAGATTGAACCTCATCGGATTCATCCCGGCCGGTGCAAGAACATATCTTCCAGGACAGACAGTCGGAACGATGGAGTTTTTCGCATTGTTATATATTGCATATGAGGTAGTCAGTATATTAAAGAATATGTCATTATGCGGCTTGCCGGTCAAAAAGGTATGGCGCACGGTCAAAAAGGCACTATCAAAGTATACCAATGAGCTGCCGACCGACTCAACAAATTAAATAATTATTATCACATAGGGCATCTGTCAGATTGATGGATGCCCTATTTTTTATTTTAAAATAACATTATGCGCAAAAAGCTATTGACATTATGCGTATAATATGGTATTATAATCATGTAAGGAGGTAAGACAAGTGAGTAAGAAAAAGAAACGACAAAAGAAAAAAGGCAAGAATGAAGCCATTCAAAACATCATTCTTGCCACAGCAATTATAAATATGATAATAAGCGTTTTACAATTGCTAAACTTAATGCTCAAACAGTAACCAATAAACAGTCGAGCAAAAGGGGAGCGGAAAGCTCCCCACACTCTCAACTTACTACGAAAATACGAAAAAGTCAATCAGGAGGTAGTAAAATGGAAACATTATTTTTAGTTAGTCAGATAATATTCGACATCTTAGTTATAATATACATCGTAAACGAAAAGAGGAACAAATAATATGAGTGAGTTTAATCAAAACCAGTACATTAATAAATATATCAAAGAAAAATATGATAGAATCAACCTGACAATGAAAGCGGGAAAAAAAGAAAAAATCAAAAGCGCTGCCTCCAAGAGAGGCATGAGCGTGAATGAATACATTAATTGTCTGATTGACAATGATTTGTTGCAAAACATCGAATAAATGTGCTATACTCACATGAGATTAATTAAGAGAGGAAAAACACATGATTAACTTAGATGACATAGATATCACCCAGACGCCGCCAACCCACGAGCCTGAGAGACAGTACTACTACATGGCAAAGGCTAGGCAGTATGTCAAGAAAAAGTCCGAAGAACTGGGAAGACCACTAACCTTGTTTTTAAAGACATTCGGGTGTCAGATGAA